ATCGATTTTGAGTTTTCTGTGACCACGTCTACGTCTAGCGAAGGTGTTATCAGAAGCATATCGAGCTTGATAAACGTCATTGATGCTATTTCTTTTAAGCTCACGATAGATCGTACTAGGATGTCTTTTAATGAGTTCAGCAAATTTTCTGGCTGAAAAGCCTTCTTTTCTTGACTCAAGCATTAATGCAGTACGATCTTCAAAGTTAAGATGATGGTATGACAATTTTATATACTCCATAAACCCTTTAAATTAATTAGGTGGTTTATGTCGCACTTCAAGTTTTACTCTGCCCTTCATTTAATTGCCAATTTTCAATGTAATGCATAATAGCATTATTAAAATTTTCTTCAGATTGTGGGTGGGGATTATTATTAATCATTCTGATATTAATATTAATATTATGTTTGAAAATTTGATAACTTGATAATGTATCTAAAAAGAATAGGAATTCTTCTTTACTTGCACCTGACAACTTGTAATAAATTAAAAAACCTTCTTTTTCTCTGCTATCTCCATCGTTCCTTTCAAACTCTTTATATTTGATAATTAAAAAAGGGCCAAGCATCATTTCAATAGTTGCTGGGCTATTTGATGTATCAGGAATTGGTCTACTAATTTTCAGATCTGGATAGAAAAAAAACCAGTCAGTGCGCGGATGAGGAAACTTATTGCAAGAAGTGAGATATGCTATATCTTTTTTTATAGTATCCAAATAACAGATAGTAGATGGATCAATAATATGAATTACTTGATTTGGTTGAATTTTTAAATTTTCGACAACAACTCTTTGTTCTTCTGAATCTTCTTTTTTCTTAAATAAATCTCTTAAATCTGATGTATATCTTCCATCATGATTTAGCAAGAATAATAATCCTCTAACTTCACCACTAAACTGACAGTTGTATCTAGTGTTCCATTCTTCAGAGTCTCTTGCACAATGAATTGTTTGGGATAAGGATGATAATGCTGATCTAACAGAAGTAACTGTAATTGAGCTTTGTTTATAACTTTTTAGATCGCAATTAAAATAAACTTTCTCTTTCGTATAAGGGTCAATGTAGAAAAATACTGCATCTACAGGATGTGTTTTTGAAAGATCTTCTTTTTTCTTTGTAGCTAGCTCTTTTAATATAATATCTTGTTCGTCTTTTATTTGCTTTAAATCTTCTTCTGAAGCTCCTTTTTTCTCTGCCGTAATTAAAATTTGTTCATATTCTGCTCTCAAACTTAATATTTGCTTTTCTTTTAATACAACATGTTCATCTTTTTTTAAACAATTAAAGTTTTGGTTCATTAAACCAGTAGGTAATGTTTTCCATTTAAAAAAAGAGAATATTTCATTAGATAATCGTTCAGCAATTTCAGCAATGCGAGCTGTTTCTCCACCAGACATATAAATACCTTCTTATAAAATTTACATAACCTGACAACTTACCAATCAATTTACCACCCTCACGGAGTAGTACGATCTTTTCATGTTATTTGGAATTTAAGGGTTCTAAATACATATAGTTGCTTTCTACAATCAAATTATTGAAGTTGCTTCGGTGTAACTATCCTATGCAATAATAATCAAATCGCCTGTTTTAAATCACTTATTTGAAAGTCAGGATTTACATACTTTAACATTTGGTTTTAGCTCTGAAAACATTCATTATTAAATAATATTTAAATTATAATTATTTTGTCACAATTAAAGTTAGTACAGCTGGGGCTGTTTTGGCCGTAGTCACATGTTTTCGTCTACTAATAAGTTATATAAGGCTCATCTCATACTGAGATTGATATAGCAAATTTAGCCAACAAAGAGGGTGGTGTTGTAGCAGAATATACAACGCTTCTTTAATATGATTTCGACTAGCCAAGGCTAACCAATAGCCAATAAAAAACCACCTAACTCTTTCGAATTAAGTGGTTTTTAAATTTTGGAGCGGGAAACGAGACTCGAACTCGCGACCCCAACCTTGGCAAGGTTATAATATTTTAAATAAATCAATTGCTTAAAATTGAGTGGTGGCGCAATGGGGGCAGGGTGATTTTATTGTAATAAAATATTTATTTTATATCGTTTTATGAGCAAAATAGATATTAATAATGTTCATTCATTTTAAAAGAAGCAAAAAATTTATGAAAGACGGTTTTAACAAATTAAGAAAGTTATCGGAAAATGCTAAAAAACTTAATGGTGAACAACAAGTTTCTTTAGGTACTTTATTTAATGATGGGTTTCTTCAAACTAATACTGATTTCGAAAATATTGATGAACTATTTGAGAAGGCGGGGTTTAAAGTAGAAACAGAAGAAGATTTTGCGGCTATCCCGCAGGAAGACATTGATACTTTTGTTCGAGAAAACACTAAGTTTGATAGTTTCACAGATATGCAGCAACATGCAGCAACTGAGTATATGCGTAAGCAATTATTCAAAGGATTAAAATAATTAAAGGCGCATATAGCGCCTTTTTTTAATTTTTACGTCTTGCTTGCCTTTGGGCTTTAGCCTTATTTAGATTATCTAAAATCGGCATGACAGTGGCAGGGTTATAAAGATGTTTACCATTAGTACCAAGATTATGAGCCCGTAATTCATCAACAATGGTTTTTCTTGATAAACTATATCGCTCCATTAACCATGCTGCTGTAACTCGATTTGGTATTTCTTCCGCTTTAATTTCTAAAACCTTGCCGATGTTTGGTACATCGTCATGTATAAAAATCTGTGGTGGTTTTTCTGACTCTACAACAACAATATATTTTCCCATCTTTATACACCTTATGTTCTAGCAATATTCTCAGGAGTAATCACAGAGGATCAGCAATGCGATTACACCTGTAGAACATTGCTAAGAATGTTCATTAGAAATATTTAAAAAGGCATGTCTTCCAAATGCTCTGTTTTAATAACTGGGTCAGGAATATGAAGAGTGCAGCTTGATACCAAAACATGAAATTCTTCACCAGGATTAAGTTTTGCCAATCGGTGCGCTTCACGTTCAGCATTCGCATAATTTTCATGCTTATAAGTTGGATTGCCGCGACCTTCACTCCAAACTAAATAAAATGGTTTCATGACAGTTCAGCTCCTTCCATTTGTTTCTCTTTGGCAAACAATGCTTCTGCACCATCTTCAGTAAAACCTATATCTATTAAGAAAAAGCCATGTGGTGCCACAGGATCCCATTTAGATAAATCCGATGAGTCCATAATTTCCGAAAATTGATCATCAGAAACACTCCCTTCTAAATAAAGTCGGGCAGTGACAATATTGAAGTGCTCCTTTAATTGATCCCAATCGCTTTGACTCAACCATTCTTGATCAGCATGATTTTCATCTAGGTATTTGAGATATTCAGGATGTACCCAACAGCCCATTTCATCTCTGATGATCTCAGTAGGTGTTAATTGTTTAATCATCCCTCTGCTCCCAATTCACCTTTAACTAATTGCTCAATAAATTCAGCCAATTCATTAGCACCAACAACAAATTCTTCTCCATCTAATTCCATTGCTTGATTTGATTTAACTGCTATCCAAGATTGAATTTCATTGATGATTTCATTTGGTATCGTTTGAGCTTTAGCCTTTATTTGCCACAATTCCCAACCTATTAGAGACTTAGAATTTGTATATTCTCCGTCTTCAAGTTCAAGTTCACGCTGCTTACCGCCAACACTTAAATAAGCTTCTTCAAAAGCTTCTCTTTCCGTATTTGAATTTGTCATGCCGCCACCTTCGTTTTTAAAATGTTGTGAGCTTTTAAACGTTGGCGCAGGGTTCCACGGTTCAAGCCAAGCAATTCGGCTGCTTTAGTTTGGTTGCCACGTGTTTTAATTAACGTTTCCGCAAGCAAAGGCTTTTCTAAAAGGGCCATCACTTCTGCATGTGCATTGGTAGTGTTTGACTCAAGCACAGCTCTAATTTGATCTATTGAAACAACAGTTGATGTATTCATGCTGCGACTCCTGATTTAATGTTTTTGAAAAGAGGGTTGAGGGCGGTAATATCCAGTTGTTTTTTTGCACGGGTTGCGGCTACATATAACAAGCGTGCTTCATCTGGTGTTAATGGCTTTTCACCTTCAGAAACTGCTTCTTTATAGAAGTAATCACCGCCTAATTTGACCTTGTTAAATTCAAGGCCTTTTGATTTGTGAGCAGTTGTCACAACACAGTCATAGTCGTTAGAGCTGCTTTTTAATAAGGCTTCAATGAGTGCGTTTTCACCTACTTTTTCAATCAGGCTCACAAGTGGTTTAATGTCGCTATTTGATACTTCATGACTGTATTCAAGTACTTCTTCCCACGTGCTGAAGCCTTCAAATGCACTTCCATCGGCTACGCGAACACCTGCTTTAACTTTTTTGGCATCTTCAATATTTTTAATTAAAGAACCTGTATCAACTTCAAGACGTGGTTCACGGCCTAATTGAATAAGCTCAACCATGTGTGAAAGCGCAGCGGCATTAGTGCGGAAAATAATTGCATCGGCCACGCTGTCATGAACTTCACATACCTGTGATTCAATTTGTTCAAAGCCACGTAAAGGAATTTCTTCATCAAGCACATTGAATAAAATTGTATTTGCTAGGTCCGCAATATCTTGACCAAAACGGAATGACTGGCTTAGTCGTGTTTCAGGTATTTCAAGCGATTGCATTGCATTTACAGCACCACGAAATGCATAGATTTGTTGGTGTCTGTCACCAACATAAATGACCTGAGTGCTTTGATTATTTAGAACGTTAAGCATGATCGGGTCAGCATCTTGTGCTTCATCAAACAAAATAAAATCTGTGTTGATGACTGGTTTACTGAGTGCCCAATATTTTAAATAGTGGTCATGCTCTAAACGGTTTACACCGAACGGGTCAAGAATGTCTTGCCAATAGTCATTAGCCTTAGGCAAAAGAATTTTTGCAAGTTCAGCTCGGTGTGTTTCTTCCATCCAATCGGGTAGAGCTGCATAAACTTGTGCTAACTGGATTTCTGAATAATTAGATCGGCAAAAATAACCAATGGCATTAATTAAAGATGTAGCCATGCGCTTATTGTTGAATAAACGTTTTTGATCATCTTCACCGCGCTGTTTAGTTAAAGCCACGGGTACTTGATACGATTCAAGGTCATGGCGTGAAGCAATTTGATTTGACATTAAGCGACGGTTTTTAAGCTTATTGGTAAACCAACGCGGTACCGAATTAAATGCAAGACTATGGAAAGTTTTGCAGCGAACGTTCCGGTTAAATTTACTTTCTGCTTCAGTAGCAATTGCTTTGTTGAATGCCAAGTACATACCAGATTGATAGCTTTTAGCATTACCAATTAATTTAAGTGTTGATGTTTTCCCTGCGCCTGCATAAGCCGTAACCTTACAAGACTCTCCATTAATTGCCATATCAATGGCTTGTTTTTGTTCAATAGTTGGTTTCATGGGTGAATTTCCCTAAGCACCCTTAAAATTAAGGGCGCTCGTATAAAATTTATTTAAAAAGAGCTAATGAGTTACGCAGTTAATTCAGCCGTTTTTCTTTCAAATAATGCGCTGACAGAATCAATCTGTGCATCAGTTAAGAATGACGTGTTTGGTTCAAATTGCTTTTCCATAATTGAGTTGATTGCTTCAATTGAGTTTGCAATTTCCAAATCATCTACAAGCTGAAGGTAAAATTTCTGATTTGCGTAAGCGTTTTTAATATCAGTCTGTGCCGGTTCACCAAGATCAGAAGGAATGGTTGAGCCAAGTGTTTTTAAATCTGCTAGGTTTTCAACCTGCCCAATATCTTGAATGCATTTTTCAACATTGAATGACACAGCTAAATCAATCACCTTAGCTTGCTTTTCTTCACGTTCCGCTAACTGCGCTTTTAAGCCTGTGGTACCTTGATGCTTTGGAAGATTTGAGGGTTCAGGTGTTACATCAATTTCTTTGTCGCGTTCTTCTTCAGCTACGCCAAAGCCTTTTAGAATATCGGTGAACTCATCACGTAATGCCCAACCACGCGCACGCATTTGCATCATACGTTTAGGGTATTGTGACCAAGGACCTTGCTTGCTTAATAAACCTGCACGTTTAGCATCTTCTTTAGAAAATGTTTTAGTTACCGCCTTTTGACCTTTACGTTTAACGGTACAAGTCGCCATCTCTTCTGTTTGAGTTTCTTCAAACTGTTCAAGTAATCCTGAGCTACGCACAAGAGCAAGCACAGCGTCACCCCATAGAGAAGGGCGACCATTAATCACAGCAATGTTTTGCATTGCTTGAAGTGGCTGTAATCCAATTTCAGCACCCCATTGCATTGCAACTAAAATGTTGCCTGGTTTTTTCTGATAGTCCTTTGGGACAATTTCAGAGTTTGCCAATAAATCCGCAACCTGCATTGCTTCAGCTAAAGTTGTCGGAGTTAAAAAGCCAGTGTTTTGAACTAATGCATTCATGATAAGTTTCCTTAAATTAGAGATTCTTTAAATTTGGTTGAAATACGAAATACACGCGTACTACTGGTATTGCTGTATTTCTCGAATAATTCGGGTTGTTCTTTCTTCAACAGCTTGCTATCAACGCGTGTTGAAGATTGTTCTTTGTATGTGCAGATTGATTTGCCTTGGCTAATCATCATTTCCGCATCCTGCATAGCAGTAACCAATTCAAGCTTGATTGCTTCTTCACGTGCTTCAGCATCTTTTTTGGTTTGCTGAACCGTAATTAGTTCTTCGGTAAGCTTGATTTGATTAAAATTGGCTTCAACCTGTTTGCCGATTACGTGTTTAGACCAACGATGTAGAACATCATCAAAGCAAGTCGGGTCGGGTGGTACGTCTGCAAGCACATGGTTAAACCAAAATGCTTTTACTTGATTGAAAATAGATTTAATTAAATCTTCATCGCGTTCGATGCGGTACATACGGAACTTATTGCCGCCAATCAACACAGCTAAATGAATAACTTGACAGCCTGTAATCATTAGGTACCAAAGACATTGAGTTAGGTAATAGTCTGGTATCTGGTCAGTGTCTTGTTCACCGAACAACTTGCTCATGTACTCACTAGCTGTTTTACACTCGAGCAACTGATCAGTAGTTAAAGCACCATCTTTAAAGCGTACGTTCCCTGAAATTTCAGGATTGATCACGGCACGGTCAATATTCCCAAGCGCCCAAGGGTGATCTTCCAAAAATAACTGCTGTTTTACGCGCTGCACTTTCATACCTGTTCGGCGTGAAAACTCTTTAGCAACTACATCTTCAAGCAAATTACCAAAGTGAGCAGATTCATTTTGTTCTGACTTTTCACTACGGCCTGTTTTATCAAGCCATAATTGATATGGTGATTTATAAGGGCTAAAACCTAGAATGGCTGCTACATCAGAACCGCCAATACCTTTTTTACGGTTTGCTAGGAATGTTTCACGGTCAACATGTGTATTCATATTAGCCACCCAACTTTGCTAATTTAGTTTCAATTGATTCTTCAAGCGCTTCATTGATCTTTACAAGCTCAAAGCGGTCGATATAGGCATTTACAACACCTTCTTCATCAACAACATTGATTGGCTCTAAGCGTTCAATTTGAATGCCTGTAGCACGGTTAAAGCCATTGCTGTTGTCATATCCTGAGAAGTCAAAACCAACCTCAATGCGAAAGCGCATATCACTGGTAAGAATTGATGCATGACAATCAACGTGGCAGTCGTTGTAAGGTCCTAAATCCAAGTCATCTACTGTGTAAATAGTTGAAAAAATACTTATTTGCTGTGGGTCTAAATTTTTATAAGCCATGTGAGCAGACGCTAACGCAAAACTCATCGTCACCACCAAAACAACAATCCCGCCAATAAAACATGTTCCAAAACCTAAAGCAGGGCTGTTTTTATATGCGTCTTTAATTGCCGCAATTAATTGATCGCGTTTATTTCGCAAAGCTTTTTTAATGCGCTTTACTTTTTGTTTTCGAATTAATCCTTTAATCAGATTACGATGATTATTTGAAATTTGACTAACCATAATGTTCTGTTCCATAATGACCCCGTTATCTTTAGCTGTTGAATAACAGTGAAGAAGTAATGCTTGTTTAGATCGCCCCGTCCTTCGCCAAAATTTCGGGGCTTTCTTATGTCTAAAAGTTAGAAAAAATTAAACTGAACCTTCCAGAATCTGCACATAAGAAGGGATGCCGTTTAATTGGCCTTGAACTTCATCATTCCCAACAGTTTTGCCGTGACGAACATACTCAACGGTGTCTTCCATTGATTTTTCGATAGCTTTTTCAAGTTGGTCTAAGTCGTACCAGAACGTAATCACACCTTCTTTAATGCGATAGCGGAAACGCGCAGGCAGAGCATAGTGATTACCGCCACGATGTACTTGGATACCGAAAACGATTTGTTCAGGGATAGTGAGATTGCCCGCAGTACCGGCACGTGCTTCAATTGTTTCGTTGTAAGTCAATTGAACTTGGCCGTTATCTGTGCGGATGCCAGATTTAAAATCAACATTCGTTTTTGCATTCAATGTTTGTACGATTTCATACAAAACTGCTGCGTCTGGTTGGTTGATGTAAGGCATTACATCTTCTAGAAACAAAGCAAAGTTTGTTTGGCTGAATTTTTCACCTGACTTATCTTCAATTTTTTTAAATTCAGGTGTTTTTTCTGCGACAAAACGAGCAATATGTTTACCATGACGTGGTGAAAGAACAGCGCCAGTATTAGTTTCTTTCTCAACTTCGTGATAATCGAGTACAGCTTTAAATTTGCCTTCCAACACATCAACAAAGACTAAAGAATTTTTATCTGCATAACGCGTTACATAGGCGATAAAGTCTTTTGCTGTATTTAAAGAAACACTTTGCTCTAAGTTAATAGGACGAGCTAATAACTCTTTAAATGGGTGTACTTCACTACCATGTGGCACTACAACAAAAGGTAAAACGTCTGTTGATTTGGTAGCAGTTTTCAAGCTTTCTTGACCAAGTTTGTAGTTAGTTTCAGCAATGTTGTTAAGTTCGCTCATTGGTTTTTACCTGTAATGGCTTGTTTAGAAAAATTTAATAAAAAAGATTATTAAGTAAGCTAATTAATTAACTTAAAGGCTTAATTGTTGGTTTGTTATCAGTAGGAACTTGTTTGAGCTCGACAGGTGTGCCCGCATCAATATGCTCAAGGTTCAATTTCTGTTGGCGTGGGTCTTCACGCACAAGCTGTTGGTCGCCATCAGTGAATAAAACTGTTGGCTCACGATCGAATTTAGGAAGAGTTGACTTAATATCGTCCTGAATTTTGTAGGTACCACGGCCATTAGGCTTAATGGTTAAAGTAACCGTTACTTTTGAAACTTTGCCTGTGTCGTTTGAAGCTTGAAGTGCTTCAGTCAAAAGCGAATCAAGTTGTTCAATCGTGTCGCCACGTTGAAGATTTGCTAGGGTTTGACTGAATGAAGTGTTCTTAGCTGGCATAACATTCACCTAACTTTTGAGTTTAGTAGTTGGTGAGATAAATTTAGTAAATACTAAATATAATGTCAATAGTAAATACTAAATTTTCACTAAACATTTTTCTTATTTTTTACTAAACAAAAAAAATCCCGCTAAATGCGGGACTAAATTTTTAAAATTACTTTAGCGTTTTATTTTTTTGGTATCGAGCTTCATCCAATATTGCCCAATTACTTCAATTTCTTCAGCGGCTATCCTGGCAGGTGAATAGTATTCATCTGGATAACGGTTTTTATCAGGATTTGCTGAAATAGCTTTGAATCCGCCTTTTCCTTCTTCGTTATAGACTGATAGGTATTTAATTTTGGTTTCATCTCCTACTTGGAAAGCATAGATTTCACCATCAATAATTCTCTTCGCTGACATATCTACTGAAATGGGCTGACCGTCCTGCAGGACAGGGAACATACTATCCCCACGTACTTTAACAACTTTAGCTGTTGAAGGCTGAACGTTACACTCACGCATTAAATATGTAGGTACAAAGAATTTTTTCGCGCTTGGTTGCATTAAATTCAAGTATCCACTCCCCGCGCTTACATAAACATCATCATAATAATCAATAGCGGTATATCCATCTGGTACCGGATCACCATCCTCATAGATCATAAGTTCCATTGAGTGATTATTATCATTCTGCTCAGAAGCTTCCTGTGATTTAAAGTCTAAATATTCAATTCCAAAAACTTTTTTTAGAAAGTCATCATCAAGCGGAAAGTTATGATTTTGATCAAGATAATCTTCTGCCAAACCAATTTGCTTTTCCAAATCGCGAGCGACTTTTTCGCCAAAGCTTCCTTTTCCTCTAATCATCTGGGAAATGTGGCTAGGCGTTAAACCAAAATGATCACAAAAAGCGGCATCAGATCGCAACTTATCTCTATGGCGAATTGTGTCAATCGCTTTGCGCAAGTTAATGCGTCTTAAATATTCAGTTTTCATAGCAGTATTTTAAATTGTTTTTAGTAAAAACTAAATTCGTAAACGCTAAATAGGTATTGACGAAAATTCACTAAATAATTAGTATTTACTAAATGATATTAAGTGGAGTTACCCATGGTCGATGTTGGCAAAACTCAGCTAAAGCAATTTCTTAAACCGCTTACCAAAGCGGAAAGACTTGCATTTGCAGAGAAGTGCGGAACAACGCTCGGAAATTTAAACCAAATCATTTACAGCAAAACCACATGTGGCGCGGCTTTAGCAATTGCAATTGACCGTGAAAGTAAAGGTTCAGTGCGTTGTGATGATCTCTGCCCAAGTGCTGATTATGAGTACGTTCGTAAACAAAATGAGGAGTTAAAGGAAAAGAAATGCACATCCAAGAACTTTCGAATGATCCCAATAGCAACAAATTGTTAGTTGGAAAGTTGCTCGAAAATATGAGTACGCGAGTACCAATTGAAGTAAAGCAGCTAATAGATGACTTAGCTAATTCAAACGGAAGTGATCGGGCTAAATGGATGAGAGAAGCCATAGATTTAAAGCTCAAAGTTGATTTAGGAATAGCTTCAACCGAAGAGCTTGTAGAAACAAGGAATACAACGAAATCAAGCGAATACAGAAATGTATTCAGAAATTTAAGAGCTTTTCTAAACGCATTAAAAAAGCCCGACGTTGCGGGTCGAGCTTTTCGCGTTCATTAACCAGAAGGATTAAATCACATGACTAATTTAACAGAACATAAGTGCAAAAACAAATGTCCTGAGTTTAAAGGAGAGCAGTGTAATCACTGTTTAGTTCAACCTGTGGAAATGCGAAAAATTGAAGACATGGGCGATGACCGTCACATTGAAAATCATGTTTCAAAAAACTGTCAGGTTTTTTCTTGCGATGAATCTGTGCATCTCAGTCGTGCTTTTGTAGCAATGGGAGAGGTGTCATGATCGAAAAAATAACTATTAAAAATCTTGGTAAACACCAAGACGATTGGGCAGTTGTCTATCTTGATCCTAACAATACTTACAGCAATTGTGGTGGTCGGATAACTGTAATTCTTGGCGATTATGTAGGTTCTGCTTTTTTTAGTCATTGTGGAACTGAAACTTTTAAACAGTTTATCGCTAAAACAAACTCTCACTACTTAATTGGCAAACTATTTAATCAAAACAATGAAATTGAAGACTCTGTTTTTATTGAAGATGGAGCTGAAATTCTTGAACTTATTTACCGTGACAAGAAGGATGAAATTAAGCAAGCAAGGGCAGAGGGTAAAGAATCTTTATCGAGAGATGCTTTAAGAAGCCTTTATAACGCATTGTATGAGGAACAATTCCACACAACCGATGAGCTATATAGACACCTTGATTCTGATGAACAAGCGACTATGGAATGTTTATTTGGTGAAGAGTGGATTTATGGCGATGCACTTAAAAAAGACAATCCTAAATATCTTTATGTTGAATCAATGGTGAGTTCGATCATTGCCGAGTTTAAGAAATTAAGCGAGGTGTCGGCATGAATCTAGCACTTTTCCCAAATGAATTGATCATTGATAACTTTGCGGGCGGTGGCGGTACTAGTACTGGCCTAGAAGCTGCATTTGGTCGTGCTGTTGATATAGCAATTAACCACGACCCAAAAGCTTTAGCAATGCATCGTGCTAACCATCCAGACACTAAGCATTATTGCGAGTCAGTTTGGGATGTGGACCCAATAGAAGCAACTCAAAATCAGCCTGTCGGTTTAGTTTGGCTTTCACCTGATTGTAAGCACTTTAGCAAAGCAAAAGGCGGTAAACCTGTTGAAAAGAAAATCCGTGGTCTTGCTTGGATTGCCTTGCGTTGGGCAGATTTAACACGTCCACGCGTAATTATGCTTGAAAATGTTGAAGAGTTTAAAACGTGGGGCCGTCTTGGTGAAGACGGTAAGCCATGTCCAAAACATAAAGGTGAAACATTCCGTAGTTTTGTGAAGGCTTTGCGCTATCAAGGTTATAGCGTTGAATGGCGTGAACTTAAAGCATGTGATTATGGCTCTCCAACTACAAGAAAGCGTTTCTTTTTAATTGCTCGTCGTGATGGCTTGCCTATTGTCTGGCCTAAACAAACGCATGGCGACCCTGAATCTAAAGCTGTTTTAACTGGCAAATTAAAACCTTGGCGCACCGCAGCGGAATGTATTGATTGGTCACTACCTTGCCCAAGTATTTTTACAAGACAAAAATCACTTGCTGAAGCGACACTACGCAGAATTGCCACGGGTACTATGCGATATGTAGTAAATAATAAAAATCCATTCATTGTTCCAATGAGTGCAACAAACTCAAGTCCTTTTATTTCTACTTATTACGGTGAAAAGAAAAAAGGTGAAGTTCGCGGCGTTGAATTAAATGCACCACTTAGAACATTGACGACAGAAAATAGATTTTCTTTAGTTGCTCCAGTCCTTACAGAATGTGCAAATGCTTCAACTCCGCGCTGTATGCCTGCTAATGAACCATTAAGAACAATTTGTGCCGGTGTGAAGGGCGGGCATCATGCGCTTGTTTCAGCATTTCTTGCGAAAAATTATACAGGTGTAATTGGTAGTGATGCTGATAAGCCAATTCACACTATTACATCGAAAGATCATCACAGCATTGTCGCTAGTCACCTGGTCAAACTTCGCAATAATAATATTGGTCATCGTGTTGATGAACCTATTCACACCATTACTTCAAGCGGTGCGCACTTTGCTGAAGTTCGTGCATTCCTTACCGCTTTCTATGGAAATGAACGTGATGGAAACAGCATTGATAATCCGCTGCGCACTATTCCAACAAGAGATAGATTCGGTTTAGTAACTGTTGAAGGTCAGACGTATCAGATTGCTGATATCGGTTTTCGTATGCTTCAACCACATGAGTTATTTAAGGCTCAAGGTTTTCCTGATGATTACATTTTTAGTTATGGAATTGATGAGCACGGGAACACTGTAAAACTGACTAAAACAGAACAAACCAGCATGGTCGGTAATTCTGTTTGCCCTCAACTTTCTGAAGCACTTGTGAGAGCTAATTTCTCTCATGAAAAGAAATATCAGGGGGCAGCATGACAGCGATGATCTCCCTACAACCAAGTCGTTACATGAAACGTAAAGGCTTTGGCAATGAAAACTGTAAGGCAATAAAACAATCAGTTCCTTTTGTTGAGGCACGTCGTGGTGAATATACACATAGAGTTCGCCACGTAACGCTTATTACTTTCCGAAATAAATCACATTTTGCCGTGCATTGTTGGTGCGGCATGACCATGTGTGTCGGTGGCACAGGGAAAGGAACAGGGATTTTACTTGATACACCAAGCGCTAATCGTCCTATGTGCGCTACCTGCGAAGGTAGGGTAATCGGTGCAGGCTTGCTTGGTTCACGTGAAATATCTGGCCGACAAGTTATGTATCGAGCAAGTGAGGTGGTATGAACAATCCAAGAATTGCATTAACACCACTCGAATGTGATGTTTCAAATTTTCCATTTATGCCACTCGATATTGATCGACTTTTGAATTCAGAAACTTGGATTCTTGGAGACGATTCAGAAAAAGTTGCAAGCTTCACTCTGTGGCTGAAAAGTTGGTCGCAAATCCCTGCGGCAAGTATTCCAAACAACGACAAGATGCTTGCTCACTTATCTGGCATGGGGAGTAAGTGGAAAAAAGTAAAAGAACACGCTTTACGTGGATGGGTTGATGGTGGCGATGGTCGTCTATATCACCACGTTGTAGCAGAAAAAGCACTAGAAGCTTGGATTGAAAAGCTTGCAAACGCTATATCTGGCGCGCAAGGCAATGCAAAACGATGGAGTATTCAAATTGATACTTCTGAATTAGAAAGTCAGCTACGCGATGCAGTTTATCGCCTAAAAACTATCGCACCTCAATCCAAAGCGTTAACTAAGAAGATTGCCAAAATTGTCGAGTCGGCATCGCCTACCGTATCGGGGGGCGATAACAACCCGAATCGTCAGGGGATCGCAATAGACAGTAAAGAGAATAGACAGGGAATAGATAATATTAATACACACTCAAATGGCACGAGTGAAAACCTACTCGATGCTGACTTGAGTTTGTGGAAACCCTCACTTCATGAAATTAACTCATGGAGACAAAGAGCAGGGTTACCGAAAACAACTCAGGATGAGTTTGATACGTTCATGATTACCTTCCTACCGCATTACGCACCTGAAATCCGTTCAGGTCGTCTCATTGAAAACAAAATTTACGCGAAATATATCCAGTGGGTGAAAGACGATGCTTTGAAAGCAAGCCGTCTGGCTAAAAGCAAACCCGCTGTTAAAACCAATTCGGCTAATGATTCTCGAAACGTCAATGACGCTTGGAAAGACGAGCCTAAATCAGATGATCGCCCGTTCACAGGAACCGTGAACATACCGGAGGATTTTTAAGATGAATGCGATGGTGAATATTTTAAACGGCTTCAAAATGGCTGAAGGATTCTGTGAAATCCACCAGGTGCAAAAAGTGCAAGCGGGACCGCATCAAATTTGCCCACACTGTGCAATTGACCATGTTCACGATTCAAAGCAAGGCGACCAATCACGTGTAGATCAGATGGTGCGTGATAAGCATTTTGGCGGTGCAATGCTACCTGAACGCCATGCTCAATCTTCATTTTCAAATTATCAAACACGTACACAAGCACAAGCTTATACGCTCACAAAATGCATCGAGTATGCCAAAGCATTACTTGCAGGTGATAAATCTAATTTCATCATGGTTGGCTCAACTGGTACGGGGAAAACCCATCTTGGTTGTGCTACTGCAAAAACACTTCTCAAAAAAGGCCTGTACGTTCGATACATCACAAGTGAAGAGCTTGCGCAGCGTGTCATGAATGCATGGGATAAGGACACAAAAGATCAATCAGAAGCATCGGTAATTTTTGAGTTCACCCAATACGATTTATTAATTCTTGATGAATACGGTTTGCATGACCGTGACAAGCGTTTAGAGCTTGTTCATAAGATTTTGACAGCACGTTATGACCGTAAAAAACCAACGATGCTTATTTCAAATTTTTCTATGAATAAACTCAAAACAGATTTAGGCGACCGACTATGGTCACGCTTTCAGCATGACGGTTTACACACTGTTGAGTGCAATTGGTCTGATGCTCGTGTAGGTGGTACCCATGTCTAAAATCATTATTGGGATTGATCCTGATTTAGATAAATCGGGTGTTGCAGTACTTGGGAAATCACAATTTGAATTAAAAAATCTTAATTTTGCTGAAGTGATTGAACTATTCCAAGCAGAACAGGACCTAATCAAAAAAGTTGTGATCGAAGCAGGTTGGCTAAACAAAAAAGCTAATTTCAGAAATGGCGCTAATAAATCTCTTGCTGTGAATGAGCAGATTTCAAAACGTGTTGGTGAAAATCATGCAACAGGTAAATTGCTCGTTCAAATGGCTCAACACATGGGGTTGGCAGTTATCGAAGTAAAACCCACTAAAACCAAAGTCAACTCTGATGAGTTCAATCGAATTACAGGTTGGCAAGGTCGAACAAATCAAGAACAACGCGATGCGGGAATGTTGATTTGGGGAATGTGGGTATAGGAGGAATGTTTATGCCAGTACTTGCTTTCCTGCCTGAATTTGTCGTGAAGGATAAGGTGAAAAGAGATTCAACACCAAAAGTGACTGAGTCAGACGTAAAGAATATTAGAACTTTGCACAATCAAGGCTTGTCTTATCGTCAGCTAGCAAACAAGTACGATATTTCCCATGAAATGTGCAGACGTATTTGCACAAAGTTTTGCTACAAGGAGGTGTTTTAAATGGCTCTACGTGGAAAACAACAACGCTTTGTTGATGAATATCTGATTGATCGTAATGCAACACAAGCAGCTATACGCGCAGGTTATTCAGCTAAAACAGCAGGGTCTATTGGGGATGAGAACCTTAAAAAACCTGAAATTAAGAAAGCAATTGAAGCGGGTGAAGCTGAACTTGCAGAACGAAACAAGATCACTCAAGACAAGGTTTTAAATCTTCTTTGGGATATGGCAACGGCTGACCCTAACGAGCTAATCAAGTATGTGCGTGTTAATTGCCGTTACTGTTGGGGTGAAGATCACTATTACCAATGGACCAAGGGCGAATATCACAACGCTTGTTATAACGCGAGAGCAAACCAGAAGCCTAAGCCCGACTGTGATGGTGGTTTTGGATTTGATAAGACCAAAGTGCCTAATCCTGATTGCCCTGAATGCCGTGGTGAAGGTGTTGGCTATACGCATGTTTCAGACACAACAAGAGTGAGTTCAAAAGCCAAACTGCTTTATGCGGGCATTAAAGAAAATCAATACGGCGTTGAAATCAAGATGAATGATCAATTTGCTGCTGCGGTTAAAGCGGGTCAGCACATTGGCATGTTCAAAGAACGTGTAGAACACAGTAACGACCCTGAAAACCCATTAACTGACACCAAAGCATCAAGCAGAAAGCTTGCTGCACTTGCCAAACTTAAAAAAGCAAAGGCTAAGGCCGATAAAGCAAAGGGGAATGATGATGCGTGAGAAGTACGAACGAACATTACCTGCAAATAGCAGTCTGCATTCTGGTCATATCTTTTGGCATGAAGAGAGCCAACAGTATCACGCTACTGACGACGATTATGTTGAAGAAGCGGAAGGCATGAACTGGTCATTATCAACATTCACGAAATGCCGTACTGATTATGAACACCTTCTCGGCAAATACCGTGCAACTAAGCAGCTTCAATACAGTACATCTGAACATAATTCACGCCTGCATAGAACTTTGCTTTTCGTCAAAGATCATTTTTTGATGAATGATTTAGATAAGGCAATGCCACGCGTCTATGAAGAGATTACAGAGTGCTTAGATGATCAACCGCGCAAGGTACACAACACTTCATGCACCTATCAATTTGAACTTGCATTTCACAATCTGCAAGACACACCCGAACTACGCAAGATTTATTGGTCTGCGCTAGGTCAATTGAAATTTGATTCTAACGATCAGGTTATCCCACCAGAGCTTGAAGAGTGTCCATGTTGCAAGCAGCCAATCATTCGCAAAATCGGAACGGAAACACAAGGCTATGAGACTTATGAAATAGGCATTGATGAAAGCGGCAATAGATATATTCGCCATCCACATTGTGAATGGGAGTCTGAAGAATGATTATAGCTGCCGTAATTCTTTCTCTTTCATTCATGGTTGTTGTTTGTGGCTTATTAACCCTGCTAATGCTCAAGATGAAATGTATAAGCAAGAAAAAAGCATTTTCCTACTTCACATGGCTATTTTTCATATTTGTCGGCGGTCTTTATTTTAAGTTGTTTGGCGATCAGCACTATAAAGACCTTTCAGACATTTGGCTCATTTGCGCAATGGGATACACCATTGTGTACGGCGCTGAAGATTGGGGAATGTATGACCAAAACAACTGATGATGAAATCCTTGCATTGCTTGCCGAAATGGATGAATCGGAGATTGAGCAATATTTACTGACGCTCGATGAAGATGAACAAGCGGAAATAGCAAAACTACTTGCCGATGCGCCTATATGGTTTCCATTGGAAGGCCCGCAAATGGCTGCGTATTTATCACAAGCCGATGTTATTGGTTACGGTGGCGCGGCAGGTGGTGGCAAAACGGATTTAGTCGTTGGCTCATTCTTAACGGTGCATAAACGTAGCTTGGTTGTACGTCGAGAGAAAGCGCAAACAGACGGTATCGTACAACGATGTGAGGAAATTCTAGGCCATAAGAATGGCTATAACTCGCAAAAATCATTCTGGAATTTGGGCAACGGTCGCTTAATCGAATTTGGTGGTCTTGATAACTTGGGTGATGAGAAGCGTTGGCAAGGTCGTGCCCATGATTTTAAGGCACTCGATGAAGCTACAGAGATTCGTGAGTCACAAGCGCGCTTTGTAATGGGTTGGAATCGTTCATCAGACCCAACAATCAAATCGAAATGTCTAATGACCTTCAACCCACCAACTACAGCGGAAGGACGTTGGGTAATTGATTACTTTGCACCATGGATTAAAAAGGGCCATCCGAACCCTGCAAAGCCGGGTGAATTACGTTGGTTCGCAATGGTGAAAGGCAAAGAACAGGAAGTTGAAAGCAATAAGCAGTTTGTACTTATCGATGATCAAATCGTTTATGACTTTGACCCAAAAGATTACAAGCCTGAACACATCATCACACCTAAATCACGCACGTTCATTCCTGCACGTGTGACAGACAACCGCTATTACATGGAGACAGGCTACATGAGTACATTACAAGCATTACCTGAGCCTTTACGGTCACAAATGTTATACGGTGATTTCGGTGCAGGTATTGAAGATGACCCTTGGCAAGTTATTCCTACAGAATGGGTTGAAGCGGCTCAAGCACGTTGGAAACCACTTGAAGACATGCGCATTTTGCATCGTGGAGATTTCAAGATGGATTCTTACGGATTGGACGTTGCACGTGCAGGTAGCGATAACACGATTGGTTTTGCGCGTTACGGTTATTGGTACGACAACCCGAACGTACTTGAAGGCAAAGACTCACCAGATGGGCCAACAAGCGCATCGTTTGCTGTCTCACATGTTCGCGACCATGCACCCATTCATGTCGATGTCATTGGTGTTGGTGCAAGTACATATGATTTCTTAAAGCAATCAGGTATTCACGCTGTACCTGTGGACGTACGCAATGCGGCAACTTCTTTCGACCGTTCAGGCCAACTTAGTTTTTACAACCTGCGTTCACAACTCTGGTGGCAGTTCCGCGAAGCATTAGACCCTGCATATGGCAGTACAGTTGCTTTGCCGCCTGAACCAAAGCTTTTAGCAGATTTAACAGCGCCACGTTGGGGATTGCAGGGAACCAAAATCAAAGTGGAATCGCGAGAGGAAATTATTAAGCGTATTGGCCGCAGTCCCGACTATGGCTCTGCAATTATCAACGCGCAAATTGATACGCCTAAACGACACATTATGCAGACGATCAATGCATCAGCTGCAAGACGTGAATATGACCCGTACGCGTAGTGTCAACAGGAAACAGGGGCTAACCGACTTTGCATTGACATAATGTGATTACAAGTTTTCGGAGTTATCTAAATGTGCACAAACAAAGCATTGGACTATATAACGGGCGGAATGATTGGCGGTCAACTTGGTGACGCTTTGGGCCTTAGTAAGCAACCGACTGTTCAAGTACAGGCACCGCCAAAGCAACCAACGCGCCAAGACTCTAAGTCACCAGATGCATCAGCAACTATTGACCGTGTGCAAAATGCACAAAACTCTATGTCTGGCGGTATTGCAAATACGCTTTATACCGATGCTCAAGGCGTGAGTGACGAAGATTTGCGCTTAGGCAAGAAAACTTTATTAGGCGGTTAAGATGACTGAAGACGATATCAGAGCGCTGAAAAAACGGTTTGATGCTGTTTGGCAATTACGTGTAAATGATATGGACGATTATTGTGCCGAATTAGCATTACACGTTTTGCCTGCTGCCATCAAAACGATTAAAGACCAAGAAAAGCATGACCGATCTGCATGGTCCAAAATTGTTGATAACACTGGTAAAGACTCGTTGAAAACCCTTGCAGCGGGTATGGTATCGGGCACTTGTTCGCCAAGTCGTAAATGGTTCACCTTGCAAGCCGCAGATGAATCATTGCAAAAGGATATTGAAGTTCGCCAATGGCTTAAAGCTGTTGAGGATGCTTGTTATGTTGCTTTTTCAAAAAGCAATGTTTATCGAACTGTACATCATATTTACATGCAAGAAGGCGCTTTCGGTATCGGTGCAGCATTAGCTCCTGAACATGGTCGCAATTCAAAAGCTCAACTCATGGATTTAATACCGCTTACTTTCGGTGAGTTTGCTATCACAACGGACGAGTTTAATAAACCGAACGGCGTTTATCGCAAATTCAAATTAACCTCTATCAACATGGTTAAATATTTTGGATTGGATAATGTTTCGGATGCTATTAAGAGTGCGTTTGAAAATAAAAACTACGAACAAGAGTTTGAAGTTTGCCATGCAATTTATGAACGAGTAGATGCAAAAGGGTATGGACCTAAAAACATGCCTTTCGCTTCAATTTACTATGAACCAAGTTCATCAAATAAATTGCTACGCGAAAGTGGCTTAATGAGTTTTCAGGTTATTTGCGGACGTTGGACTGTTTCAAGTAGTGATGTGTACGGTGAAGGCCCTGCAAGCGATTGTATTGGTGATTTACGTGCATTACAGAAAGGTCATCAACAAATTGCAGTAGGTGTGGACTATCAAGTTCGACCGCCTTTGCTTTTACCTGATTACTTGAAAGGTCATGAGCGTGAGACATTGCCAAACGGTATTGCATTTTACCAAGCGTCACCAACGAGCCAAGTTGCACAAGTTCAAGCAATGTTGAATGTGCAATTCGATTTGAACGGTGTTATGGCGCAGATTGCACAATGTCAAGAGCGTGTTAAACGCGCATTTCATACAGATTTGTTCATGATGCTTGATGCTTTTGATAAAGGCAAAATGACCGCTACAGAAGTATATGAACGCAAATCTGAAAAGATGCTCATGCTTGGTCCGGTAGTAGAACGTCAAATTGATGAATTATTGCGTCCACTCGTTGAAATCTGCGTTGAGCGTGTATTAGCAAACAGTGAATACCTACGCCAAATTGCACCAGAAGCTATTCAAAACGCCGATGTCGAAATCAATTTCGTATCCATACTTGCACTTGCACAGAAATCTTCTGGTTCGGCAATTCTTGAACGTGCCCTTGCCATGATTGGGCAAGTAGCCCAAGTCGACCCGCAAGTACTTGATAAAGTTGATACAGATAAATTTATGGATGAATACGCAGAGATTAACGGAGTATCGCCTGATATTTTCCGTCCTCAACGTATCGTTGACCAAATCCGTAGTGACCGTGCAGCACAACAACAAATTGCACAGCAACAAGCCCTTGCTGCCCAACAAGCACAAACGCAAAACACTAACGCCAATACGGTTAAGACCGTAAGCGATACAGATGCAGAAACTTTGTCTGACATGTTCTTGCAAGGCGGTGGCGCATGAGCGATTTAGAAACCAAAGCTAAAGAAAATAAGAGTGAACGTGACCAGGAACTAAATGACCTGCGCTCAATCTTGGAAACGGAACACGGTAAACGTTTTCTAATGCGATTAATTGATCGGGCAAGCATATTTCAACCCACCTATGGCGGTGGGTCACAAATCAGTGATTTTGCTTTCATGGAAGGCCGCCGAGAGTTTGGCCTATACATCCTTGGTGAAATCACACAAGCCAATTCAGATGCATGGCTAGACATGCAGAAACAACGATTTTCAAAACTTAAAGAGAAGGTGAACCATGAGCGAAGTGACAACAACTACGACAGCAACTGATGCAGCAACTACCGCTACTACAACGGATACACCTGCTGTAACTACAACTGCTACTGAAACAGGTGGGGGCAATCCTGCTACAACTCAGGTTGAAACCACACCTACTACAAGCACTACTACAGAAAATACTGAAACAAAGCCTGAAGTTTTATTAGGTGGTGAAGAACCGCCTGCAGAACAACCAATTCAATACACAGATTTCACTATGCCTGAAGGGTACTCTCTGAATCCAGAAGATTCAAAAACCCTTCAGGAACTTGGGCAGCAGTTCAAAATGCCGCAAGAAGCGGTGCAAAAACTTGTCGATTTAGGCGTGCAAATGCAACAACGACAAGCGCAGGAACAGCAAAAAGTGATTGCTTCTTGGGTTGATGCAGCTAAAGCGGACCCTGAATACGGCGGGGAAAAATTGAAGGAAAACCTGTTGACAGCACAACGCGCCTTCAGCTTACCACGTGGCGCTGAAATCTCTAAGATTCTCTTTAAGAGCGGACTCGGTAACCATCCCGCTGTAATTGGCTTTATGACAGAAGTTGGTAAGTTGTTAGAAGGTGACAACATGACACATGGAAAAGGCACAAATACAGCGAACGTGGCACCAGCGGCCGTATGGTATGACAAATCATAAGGAATACTTAGATGCCTACGATTGTACAAACAAACCCAACATTAGCCGACGTTGCCCATAACATTGGTACGAACTCTAAAGTTGGGGCGATTATCGAAGTACTCAACAAACGTCAAGACTTACTTGACGATGCTGTAGTGCTTGAAGCAAATAGTGGTACCCACAATAAAACTAGCGTTCGCTCAGGTTTACCAAAAGGTACATGGCGTAAATTGAACTATGGTGTGCAACCCGAAAAAACATCACGTGTTCAAGTCTCTGATAGTACTGGTCAGTTAACTTCGTATTCAGAAGTTGATAAAACCTTGTACGACCTTCAAGGCGAAAATAAAAAACAATGGCGCTCTGAAGAAGATGCAGGCTTCTTAGAGGGTATGTCACAAGAGGTAATGGAAAACATTATCTATGGTGATGTTGCAGGTGATGTATCTACCTTTAACGGTTTAGCAACGCGTTACAACCATCTTATTGACCCTGAAACAGGCGTAGCACCTGCAAACGCTGTAAACATTCTGGATGCAGGCGGTACAGGCACTGACAATACGTCAATTTACATTGTGCAGTGGGGGCGTGAAAAAACTCACTTGTTCTATCCGCAAGGTACGCAAGCGGGTCTTGATATTCAGGACAAAGGGCAACAAACGGTACTTGATGCGCAAGGCGGCCGTTATGAAGCAATGCGAACATACTTCCAATGGGACGTGGGTTTATCTGTACGTGACTGGCGCTCGATTGTTCGTATCGCAAACATTGATGTTTCGGACCTTTCAAAAGATGCATCTACTGGTGCAAATCTTATTGATTTATTGGACGAAGCACTTTCTCTCTTACCACTTGCAGGTTCAGCACGTACAGCAATCTACATGAACCGTACTGTTAACCAAGCGCTTAAAGGCCAAGTCAATCACTTTAAAAATGTGCGCTTGACTCTTGAAGACTTCCGTAAAGACGGTAGCCGCAAAATTCAAGCATGGGATGGTGAGCCGATTCGCATCTGTGATGTGATTCTTAACACTGAAGCCCGTGTAGTTTAAGGAGAATTTAACCATGGCATTAGTTGATAAATTACTACAGTTCTCCGATAAGCAAGCTATTGCGGCGGGTGCTAGTACTTTCACTTTGGACACAGTGCATAAATCTATTGGTACAGCGGGTTTACCTATCTGCCTTCAAGGGCATGTAGTCGGACCTGCAAACGCTACCGTTACAGTGACACTTGAAGAAAGTGCGGACGGTACAACTTTTACAGCGGCAGCCGCGTCAAAAGTGTTTAAAGCTGCTGAACTGAACAAAGGTACGTTCTTTTACGTGAACAGTGCGACAAAACGTTTTATCCGTTTGTCTTATGCAGTTGCCAATGCGCCTACCGGATCGATTTCGGCTTGGTTGGGCAATGAAGCGGATATCCGTACAAACTACGACGCTGTGAGCGGCGCAACTGTTCCAGTTTAAGGAGTTGGTAGATGTCAAATCAAGTTGAAGTTGTTGCGATTAAAAAGGGTTTTTATCACGGCATTCGTGATGTTGGCACTAAGTTTTTTGTGCCTTCCGATTTGCTTACAGGTAAAAAAACTTGGTTTAAACCTGTTAATGAAAATTACGTATTTTCAGAACAGCAAAATGCAGACCCTAACAACCCATATACACGAATGAATAAAGACGCGCTCACACAAGCTGCCGTTGAAAAAGGCATTCAGTTATCAGGGGCTGAAACCAAAGCGCAAATTATTGAGCTTTTAACAGCTGAGCAAAGCCTATGAGATCAATTGTTGATCTTTGCAATTTAGCCCTGTCGCATCTCGCGCAGGGCTATGTTGTAAATGAAATAACCGAACCGACAAAGCATGCAAGATTGTGTAATACCTTTTACCCAATTTGCCGTAGAGAGTTATTAGACAACGAACATCAATGGGCTTTTGCTGTTAAGCGCGTTCGCTTGAATGTCGATGCAGGGAATGAGTTTGGCACGGCGTATGTTCTACCGAGCGACAAGGTCCGCATATTTCAGCTTGAATCAGGCAGCCGATTCTATGTAGAAGGCAATCTTCTATTCACAGAAGATACCGCACCAATCTTACGTTATGTTCACGATGTGAAAGACTTGGCGTTAATGCCTGATTCTTTCAAGACCGCTCTATCTTTTTTATTGGCCGAGCGAATCGCAGGACCATTGACACAGAACGAGCAACTACAAAGGAAAATGATGGCAGGCTATGCAATGAGCTTAAACCAAGCCATTTTCATTGATCTGCAACAACATCGGATTGAACCACGGCCTGAGCATACAGGCTCAATGTTTGAGGCACGATAAATGCAATATTCGTTTAATGGCGGCGTAATTTCGCCCGATATGTTCGGCCGCATTGATCAGGCGAAATATCAGACTGGTGTAGCTAAATGCAAAAACCTTTATGTCGAACTGTTTGGCGGGGTTGTCTATCGCGCAGGCTTCCGCTACGTACACCATTACCCGAAAACAATGGGCAAAATGCGTTTAATCCGTTTTGTCTTTAGTGAAGAACAAGCCGTTGTTTTGGCTATTCGTGCAGGCGCTATAAATTTCTTTGCTGACGGCGGTATGCTGCTGAATGAAAATAATGAACCTTTAGAAGTTGAAGTTCCGTATGCCGAAGAGCATTTAATGCAACTCCGCTATGCTCAATCTGCCGATGTAGTGACGATAACCCATCCTAACTATCCTCCAAGAAAAATCATTCGTAAAGGTGCAACTGAATGGACGACTGAGATAGTCACAGTGGGGTATGGCATAGGAACCCCTCAAAATGTTGCAGCAACAGCCCATATTGAAGATAAATATAAACCCGGTGGGAACATGCACGACTCATACATTGAGCGTGATTATTCTTACCAAGTCACCGCTGTAGATGAACAAAATGAATCTGCGGCGTCATTAAAGGTTGTCGTACAAAACGACTTAACGCTTGCAGGGAATTACAACACGATTACATGGGACGCGGTAACTGGTGCTAACCGCTACAACATTTTTAAACTACGATCTGGTTTAGCAAGCTTCATAGGTGAAACAACCGAAACCAGCTTTACAGACGATAATATTGAAACAAATGGTTCAATCACACCGCCATTAATTCGTAACCCTTTTGAATATAACCCTACTGCCGTTTCTTATCATGGGCAGCGTAAGGTTTACGGAGGAGGGTATAAATCCCCACAATGGATTCGTATGTCGCGTACAGCAACGGATGACAATTTCGGTTATCACATTCCTACTCAAGACACAGACTCAATTCAAATTCGTTTTGCTGCTCGTGATGGTAACGGCGTAAAACATCTTGTCACTTTGAATGATTTACTGATTCTAACAAGTGGTGCCCTGTGGAAAATGTCAGCGGATGGGGCAGTAACTGCTGCTAGTGTAAACATGAACAAGCAATACAACACAGGTGCGAATGATGTGACCCCAGTTGAAGTTGATGGGGCAGCAATATTTGCGTCTGATCAAACAGGTCATGTACACGAAATATCATTGGCAAGTGGATACAATGCATCTTTTTATCAAACAATTGACCTATCAATAATGTGCCCACAACTTTTTGATGGGCATAAAATTGTAGATTGTGCGGTTTTGCGTAACCCATTGAATATTATATATTTTGTTCGTAATGATGGTGTTTTGCTTTCGTTAACTTACGAGCCGCAACAACAGGTTTGGGCTTGGGCTGAACACCATACGAATGGTAGATTTCTTTCAGTTGCTGAAATACCTGAAGATGACCAATCTGTTTTATATGCTTTTATTGAGCGTGACGGTTTTTATACCATTGAACGAATGCTTACAAGGCAGCCGTTAGATATGCAAGACAAATGTTACCTAGACAGTAGCATACAGTATAAAGGAAACCCCACAGCAACTTTATCCGGCTTAGATTGGCTTGAAGGCCAAACAGTATCTGTATTTGCTGACGGTGGTGTTAAGCCCGATGTCAAAGTAGAAAACGGCACGATAAAACTGCCGCGTGAATTATCTAATATTTTGGTTGGCCTGAATTACGAGGCTGAATTACAAACATTGCCAATTTTTCAAGAACAAAAAGACCCTGTTAAACCTAAAGTTGTGAATAAAGTTCATCTAAGAGTAAGAGAGTCTCAAAACATTTTGGTCGGTGTAAACCAAGATATTGAGGACCGTACACCAATCGATGAGTTTAAACCGCGCAGTAATGAGCGCTATGGTAGTCCTCTTAAATTGTATTCAGGTTTAATAGAGGTACCAGTTGACAGTACTTACGAAAGTGACATTCAAATTACTGTAAAACATGATAAACCTTTACCTATGAAGCTATTGGCAATTGAGGTAAAAATGACATGAGACGAAATAATATTGAAATTCGTAAGCCGACTGAGCGCGATATTCGTATTCTTGTTGAAAACCTGCGCGATGCCGATAAAGACGAAATGAAAGCGTATTTCAATGATAACTATCATTGGATGATTAAAATGTCTATCAAGCATTCAAGTGATGCTTGGACTGTAGTAGTTAACGGTAAATTGCTTTTTATTTGTGGAGTAGGAATGTCAAGTTTAATCGGCAATGTAGGTTGCCCTTGGCTTCTTGGTACCAAGTTTATTAAGCAGTACCCTGTAGAGTTCTATAAACAATCCAAAAATATTTTGAATGAGATCAAGTCGGAATACGATGTGCTCATTAATCATGTATATGTGAAAAATGACAATGCAATTCGTTTTCTTAAAAAATTAGGATTTGATCTAAAAAAACCTGAAGCCTACGGCAATAACAATGAATTATTTCATCCGTTTGTAATGGGGGCAGCATGATAAATCCATATGCATTTGCTGCTGTAAAGGGGGTAGAGGCGCTATCTACTTATGGCAAATTAAAAGCTCAAAAAAAGGCGCTTCAACAGCAAGAACAACTTGCCTTATCTAATGCAACGCTTTCAGATAATCAGGCTCGGCAAGCAATTGAAGATGGTAACAATGCCGTAACCGATTATCAGCGTAACGTTTCGGCATTTAAATCAAGCCAGATAAACGCGCTCGCTGAAAATGGGATAGATGTAACTCAAGGTTCGGCTGTGGATTTACTTGCCTCTACTGAAATGCTTGCACAAGGCGATATTGACTCGATTAAATATAATGCTGCTTTGCAGTCATGGGGCCATAAGGTTCAAGAAACAAACTTTAGAAATCAAGCAGAAAATTACCGTGTAGCCGCAAAATCAATTAGACCATTAACAAGTACTCTTTTAAGTCTGGCAGGGGATGCTGCGTCTGCTTACGGGTCAAGCATGGGTAAAGGCAGTTTGGGTGGTCAAGCGGAAAGTTCTTCGTTGGGTGGCGGTTCTGACTTTGCATCAAGTCTCTACAGCACCGGCATCGGTACCCAAGGTGCGTCTTGGCAAAATTATAATTGGAATTGGTTCGGAGCGAGTTAATGCGTATACCTCAGTTTAATCGTCAAGTTTCAGACAACAATGTGCCTAGTGTTCAAGTTTCTGGCGGTGCATCTCCAAGCGAAGCTGCAAGTTTAGTTGGCAATAAAACGGATTCTTTAGTAGGTGCGCTAAACTCAGGCTTTAAAGCTTATCAAGAATATCAAGATGAAGCTGACCGAGTGCGTGTTATTGATGCCCAAAACAAACTTGCTGAATTAAAGCAGAACTTACAAAACAATGATGTCAACGGTTACATAAATAAGAAAGGCGTGGATGTTGTTAGTTTTGATGATGGAAACGGTGGCGGCTTCGTAGATTACTATAATAAAGCATACCAAGATGGCGTTGGTGAAATCGCAAGTAACCTTGGCAATAATCGTCAACGGTCCTTGTTTAAAGAGATGGCCGCTCAAGATGCTGTGCAATTTAAAGGCACTTTGCAAAATTACTTTGTGCGTGAAAACGATACGTACCAACAAAGTGTTTATTCATCTTCAGCGGATCGATTTATTCGTGAGATAAACGATAACCCTGGTGACTTCAATAAAATTGATGAAAGCCGTGAAAATTTAAAAGCTTCAATTGGTAAGCTCATTGCACTTAATGGTAAGTCTGGTACAGAAGCAGAAAATATGTACTTGAAATCTATTTCAGGTGCACACCTTAACAACATCAATGCTTTTATTGAAAATGGTGAACTAAAAGCGGCAATAACCTATAAAAATAAATATGGGGAAGAATTGGCGCTTGTTGATCAATCCAGAGTTGATCAAAAAATTCATCAAAAACTTGAAGAACAACAAGTTGAAATGTTAGTGAATAGGGCTACTACTGGAACACAAGAATATAGTAATCCCGCACTAAATGCTCCACCGCAAGCGTCTGCTGCAATTGCCAAAGAGTTAAAGGCGCTTACGCCTGAGCAAATGAAAAACATTAAATACAACGATCAGCGCTTAGATGTTTACACAGTACATGCAGCCAAAGAAAAGGGGATGGAATGGGCTGCACCATTACTGTTAGGTCTACGACTAGCAGGTGAAAGGTCTGATAACAGTGCCGTCTCAAATAAAGGGGCGCGTTCAGTTATGCAATTCATCCCATCCACTTGGCATGGAGCGGATACGCAAAAAAACGGTTATAAATGGGATCGTCAATCTGGCAGAGAACGAGATATTGATAACCCTGCAGATACGATCGACGCGGCACTAGATTTTGTTTCAGACATTAGTAAGAAATTTAAAACTAAAGACCCGATGGTTATAGCAGCCTATTACCATGGTGGTGATGACGATGCTCGTAGAGTTTTAGCGGGTGGTCAACCAAAGGGGCCTATAGGTCGGGGTTATCTAGCTCGAATGGATAAATGGCTTTCTCAAGATTTTGGAGATTATGCTAAAAAGCCTGCCAAAACTCGCGAGCAGGCTCAAGAAGAAATTTGGAATAGTGATGTTCCCCTTGATGTTAAAAACAAGGCATTATCTTTGACAGATAGATACTACAGTGGTTTGGATAAAGCCAAAGAAGAAAAACAAGACCAAGTTTATGATTACTACTTTAAGGCTATTAATGCAGGGAAGTTTTCTTACGACCAAATTCCCGCTGTAGATATTAATGCCCTTGAACCAAATCAAATTAGAAGCCTTGAATCAGTTAGTAATGCCAAATTCAAAAAAGAAATTAAAACCGATTCGACCGTTTACAGCATGATTATGCTAAACAAAGAAGAATTATTTAAAGGCAAGCCCCAATCTGTATTGCATCAATATGCTGATAAATTATCACCTTCAGACTATCGTGCAGTCACAAAAATGTTCATCGATGTTAATGCTCCCTCGAAAGACGGAAAAAAAGATGATTCACTAGAAGTTAGTCCGAAAACCGTTTCAGATTATTTAAATCCTTATTTGCCTATGCTTGGCATAACTAATAAAAACAATAAGAATCAGATTGATCATTATGCTGCTGTTCAGGCTGATGTGACTCAAACGTTGCGTGAAGCTGAAGCCAGAAAAGGAAGCAAACTGACTAAGGATGAGTTTAGCCGAGCCGTTCTTAAAACAATTGGACTAAATACCAAAATCACAACATCACGTTCTTTGTTTGGCGTTTCAGTTGGTGATTCTGAAAGCACACTAAATCGCATATACTCTGTGAAAAGCAAAGATGATATTGCTCCTAATACTCAGAAAAAAATTGATGATCTGTTTAAAAAACAAGGTCGGGATTTGTCAAAAGTAACTTTGGCAGAATATCTCAATGCTTACTACTCAATGGCTAGAAGGGGTTTTTAAAATTGAAAAGAATAATTATTGCTTGTTTATTAAGTGGGTTATTAACCCCCTTAACGTTTGCTAAAAATGAAGGGCAAATTAATAAACCGACAGAACAAGCTTTTACAAAGTGGATGTCTTGCATAGATGTTAGTACAAAATTTTATAGTCTTTCTGGTGAGTCTACGGAAAATATTGCAACCGCTGTTATGGGCAAATGTAGGGCTAACCAAGAAACTTTTAACGCTGTTGCAGAACAATCTATGCTTTCTGAAACATCAAAAAGCAATGCTGATCGGAAGTACGCAAGACAACAATCAAACGAGTTAACAGCAGAGCTTGCATCGCAACTGAAGGAAAGGGTTGTTCAGAAACTGGTAGAAGAAAAAGCAATAAAAGGGCTAAAAAACGAATAAATTTTTTCTATATTCTGTTTCTAAGCTGTCAACAGCAAACGGCAGTCTAACCAATAACAGCATTTAAGATTACAAATAACCGTAGTCTTAAGTGCTTTTATTATGTCTGATCAAAATACAAATCTGACAATTGGTCAATTATTCGAATTAAACCAAGGCAAGAACCCAACGCAAATTGCAGATACAGAAGCCCATGCGCGTAAAGCTGCTAAGTCACTTGGTTTAGATTATGACAAGATGACAGAAACACCTGAGCAAGTTGTATCTGTTGCGGACGAGATCAACACACAGAAACGAGTTAATGACGTTGTCGCAAGTGATCCTGTACTTGGTAAATATGCACTTAATCCAAATCAAGCGGCAGTTTCTTTAGATGACTTTGAAAATTTAAAGGGAATTAGCGACAACGTTTCTTTGCTTGGCTCGAGTCTCACAAAGCCATATCAAAGTGTTTCCTATCAAGACATTCAAAACGTTTTGACTAAAGGTACATCACCAGAACAAAAACAGAAACTAAAAGAAATGGGTTTGTATGAAGACCCTCAAAAACAGATCAAGCCTAATGTTAATACCAATTTAATTGATTCCTTCAGCAACACCTTGGTACCACAAACATCGGACCAAGTATTCAAAGAACATTACGACCGCATTAAAAAGACTGCGGGGGTAATGTCCGCTGAACGATTCAAAAAGTATTATGAAAATCAAGTTTATTGGATGGAACATACGGCAAGTGCTGAGCCTGTAAGCCCTCAAGAGCAAGGCAACCGCTATGTTAATGCTGCGTTCCGTGCGGTGGCTGCAATTGGTCAAACCGAAGGCGCACTAATCAATGCCACTACAGGCAACGATAGTCTACTTAATTTAGCAACTCGCGTAAAAAATAGAGCTGCTCCATCACAAGAAATGTCACAAGCACTTTATCAAGCTCAACTTGCAGCGCAGACGAATGATGCTGGGGTATTGGGTGCAGCCCAAGAATTGATAAGTAATGCTGACGCAGGGTTAGTTGGTGAATTTTTAATTGAACAAGCACCTCCTGCATTAGCCGGATATTTAGCGGGATCAGGTGCAGGTGGTATTTTAACTAATTCACTTGTCCGCAATACTGCCAAATACGCCCCAATGGTCATGAATTTGGGAAAGACCGCTAGATTAGTTCGCGGTGTTACAGCCGTAGGAAATGCCTCTCAAGGCGCATTAGGTGCCGGCACTGCCGATGCTCTTGTGTCATACGGCCAAAACATGGCCGAAGCCCGTGAAAAGTTTTTAACGCGAGAAGAGCAGATTGATTATGCAGCTGCAAAAACTTGGGGTTCTGCAAAATATTCTGCCTTAGGCGGGGCATTAATGCCTGTAACTTTTGGCGGTCCTTTGCGTACTGTTGGCGGTCAAGCTGTCATTCAATCGGCGGCAGGCATGTATTCTGTGCAAGGTGCTGCCGATGCTGTTGGAGAAAAAGCCGACCCTGTAGAGATGGCTTTAGAAGGTTTGTTAGAAGTGGCAACGGCTGCGCCCGAAGTGGCAATTACTTCTGCGGCTAAAGTTAAAAACCAACGTACAGCACAGTTTGCACTAGACCAATTACGACAAGATCAGCAAGAGGATGCAGTGCGTTCAAGCACCTTTGCATCTGTGTTGAACAATCTGATTGACCGTAACAAGGAAAGTAAAACAGCACAGCGTGATGACTCTGCAAGCCAAGCATTTATAAAACAGGCCATTGAGGAACACGGCGCAGTTGAAGAAGTTTATATAGACGGTCAGACCTTCAACCAGTTATTGCGTGACCGCAATATTGAGCCATCTGATTTATTTGAACGTGCACCAAGCTTGCAAGATCAGTTGGGCACAGCGGAAACGTTTAACGGCACTGTGCAAATACCAGTGAATGAGTTTGTTTCTGCAATGTCAGTTGTTGAGCGTCCAACAGACTTTGTTGAAAACGTCCGTTCTGACCCTAACATGCCAACTTACCGTGAAGCTCAAGAGAACCTTGCAAAAACTACAGAACAAATGCAGCAAGAAGCCAACGTCTTTATGGAAGAGCAAGCGCGCTTTGAAAGTGCCGAAGATGCTAAGGAGTTGGTCGCTACAGAAGTTCAAAAGCAGTTGGCTAGTGTTGGCACATTCACCGCAAAATATAATCGTGCAGCGGGCGAATTAACTTCTGCTTTCTATTCAACCTTAGGCGATAAACTCGGCATTAGTGCCAAAGAAGCCTTTGACCGTTACCCAATTCGTATTGCTGATGAGCCGACCGCGGATAAAGGAATTTCATTTAATCAGAGTGCTACCCCTGAACAAACAATCTCAGTAGATGATTTTGTTAAGGGTATTAAAAAACAATATGGAATTGAATTAGGTCTAAAAGGTAGTACATCAAGTAATGTTCTTTCATTGCATAAAATCGTTGTGCCTGAAGCTATGCGTAATCAAGGCACTGGCACCAAAGCAATGCAGGATATTATTAGATATGCTGACTCGCAAAATAAAACAATCGCACTTACTCCAAGCTCTGATTTCGGCGGCAACAAAAGCAGACTTACAAGCTTTTATAAAAAACTTGGCTTTGTTGAAAACAAGGGGCGAAATAAAGATTATGAAATTTCAGAAAGTATGTATCGTTCACCAAATGGTCGTAAATATAATCAAACTAGTATATTAAAACAAACGGATACTATCTCTTTTAAAAAATGGTTTGGGGATAGCCAAGTTTTAGATGCGAATGGTAACCCTCAGATTCGGTACCATGGTACTCGTGATAATTGGTCACAATGGGATAAAAGCAGAGCGGGGGGATTGATTCATACTACCTCAGATGTGGATATTGCAGAGAGATATGCTCAAGGTGCAGGTGGGGGAAGAAAACGTAGTGACCCCGTATATAAAGACAATAAGGAAAACATTTTTGAATTAGATGGCAATGAGTATGTAAATAAAAGCGATGGTACCCGTTTAAGTTTTCAAGATATTCAAGATATGTTGGATTCTGGAGACTTGAATCCTTTCTATCCAGATGGGCGTATTGAACCGATATATGTACGTGCGGAGAATCCTCTTGATCTAAATACTAAGGAAGGTTTGAAAATTTTAGCGAGCATTCAGGCGACGAGCCGCTTTGGTAGGAGTGTTGTTGATCAAGCGAAAGCAGGAGTTTTCGATTGGAACTCAACTAAACATGAGTTTAAGAATAAACATTGGGCAGACGATTTAGTACCGAAACTTAAAGATCTTGGTTATGACGCAATTATTTTTGCTGATGATGGGCATCAAACATTATCAGTTTTTGATTCTGAGCAGATTAAATCAGTAAATAACAGTGGTATTTTTGACATCAATAACCCGGATATCTATAAACAAGCGAATGGAGGTACACGCGGTTCAATTACTTTCACCATTGGTCAAGACGGTTCAACAATCGCTTTAAGCAAAAATGCTGACTTCTCTACTTTTGTGCATGAGCTTGGGCATCATTTCTTAGAAATGAATATGCAAATTGCATTAAGTCCTGATGCACCTGCACAAGTTCGTGCAGATATGGAAACGGTAATGAAGTGGGCGTCGCCAGAAACAACGGACCTTGGCGAATGGGATTTTTTCACTGATGCGGAAAAAACCGAAGTTCACGAAAAATTTGCAGAAACTTTTGAACAATATGTCTTTACAGGCAAAGCACCAAGTGCAGCATTAAAGCAAGTATTCAATCGCTTCAGACAATTCATGATTGCCGTGTACCGGAACATTGAAAAGTTTATGGGCATCAATGACCGTGCAGAATTGAATGCCGATATTACAGGCGTAATGGACCGTATGCTTGCATCATCAAGCGCCATTGCTGAAGCACAAGCCGCGTCAAATCTTGAAATGTTAATTCATCAAGATGATGCAATGCGCCTTGGTATTTCGCCAAAAGATTATGACGAAATGCGCCAAGATCATGAAATTGCTACAGAATTATCTATAAATACCTTAGAGCAAAAATCACTGCGCAATATGATTTGGTACCAAAAGCAGAAGTCTAAGTATCTGAAAACATTGCAAAAAGAAGCAGATAAAAAACGCGCTACCGTTCGCGAAGATATGGCAAAAGAAATTGCACAAGAACCTGTATATCAGGCTATGGCATTTCTACGTCAACCGCTTGACCAAATTGTTAAGCGTGACTCAACCAAGGTTGAGCCAGAACGTGACAATCTATTTGAAGCGATTGCTAAATTTGGCGGGCTTGATGCCAATGAAGTAGAAAGCACTTGGGGCATTGATGAAGCAGCTAAAACCAAATCAGGCGTTGGAAATAAACCTGTCGTACGTTCTTCAAAGTCAAAAGTTAAAGGCCTGTCGATTGAATCAATGGCTGAGAAGCTTAGTGAAGAAGGGTATTTAACTTTAGATGAACACGGCAAATTTGATACCCGAGAACTTGAAGATAAATTTGCGGAACAGTTGCGCGGCGTTAATCAATATTCAACGCAAGTGGATCCTGAATTATTAGATTATTCGCATGATATGGATTTACTGCAACGCTATGCAGAAGGTCGCACAACCAAAGGCAAGTTATCACTAGATTGGATTGAAGCCAAGTATGGACGAGACAGCGATATTTACCAAAGCATTTCTAAAGGCGCTTATGGTTTTGCACAGCGCGGTGGAGAAAACCCCGACGTAGTTGCTGAAATGTTCGGATATGAAAGCGGCGATGCATTGATTCGTGACTTGCTTAATTCACCGAGTCCTAAGCAAAAAATTGACGAGCTCACCGATGCGCGTATGGCTGTACAATATTCTGAATTTTTCGATCAGCAAAGCATTATAGAAGCAGTCGAAGCCGCATTACACAATGATGTTCGTGCGCGTATGCTTTCAGCTGAAATGGCTGCACTAAACGGTTTGCTTGGCCGCAAGTCTGCTTTGAATGAAGCAGCAAAGACAGTTGCTCAAGACATTGTGCAACGTCAAAAAATTAAAGATATCCGACCGCATGTACGTGCACAAGATGACGCTCGTTTAGGGCGTATGGCAAATGAAGCATTTAGAAAAGGGGAAACGGTAGAAGCTGCACGCCATAAGCGCAATCAGTTGGTTCAGTTCTATGCAACCAAATACAGTTATGATGCAAAAGACCAGATTCAAAAACACCTTGATTTAGTCAAAAAGGTTTTTGGAAATAACGAGAAGTTATCTAAAAACCGTGACTTTGATTTTGTGACTGCTGCCCGCGGTATTCTTGGTAAATACGACCTTGGCCGTGAATCTACAAATTACGAGCATCAACTAGAATTGATTCGTAAATACGACCCGACCACTTATGCTGAAATTCAAAACATCGGTGCTTTACCTGAAAACCAAAACTATCGCGAATTAACGCTTGAACAGTTCAATGCAGTTATGGCCGCAGTCGAAACACTTTGGCATCGATCTAAAGAAAATAAGATTTGGCATACGACCAATGAAGCCTTTGAGCGTGAACAGGTCCGTGAAGAACTAATACAGCAAACAGGCGGTAAGAAAAGTGTTGAAAAGATTCAACAAACTTTATTGGGTAGAGATAAGACCGCAGAACTTAAAGCTAAGTTCATGGAATTAGGCGCTTCAGCAAAACGTGTCGACCAGGTGGTGACTTGGCTAGACGGCGGCGCAAGTGGCAAATTCCGTACATATCTAATTAATCCTATGCAAGATGCCTTGGCTAAATATCGTATTGAAAAAGCCAAGATGCTTAAAGACGTAGTCGATATTTTTGAAGGATTTGGCAAACTCGATAATTCAAAAATTGCTGCGCCTGAACTTAATAACTTTACTTTCGTGGGCAAGCAATCTTTGCTCCATGCGATTTTGCATACAGGTAATTTAAGCAACAAAGAGCGTCTTGTTTTAGGTTATGGTTGGGGTACGCGTTTAGAAGATGGTTCGGTTGATTTCAGTGCATGGGATCAATTCTTTAGCCGGATGGTTAAAGAGGGCGTGATTACCAAAAAGGATATGGATAATATCCAAAAGCTCTGGAACCTTTTTGACAAATACAAAGAGCAAGCACAAATCACACATAAAAAAATTAACGGTCGCTATTTTGATGAATTACCACGTACACCTATTAGTACGCCATTTGGTGAGTATGAAGGCGGTTATGTGCCTGCTGCTTATGACCGTATTCGCTCAAACGAGCAAGATCGCATTCAAGATAAAAACTTAGCCGAAAATAACTTAGCTGCATTAGATATCGCAACGACTGGCGCGAATTTTACAAAGTCACGTGCAGATCGTTACCACGACCAACTCGAGCTTGATATGTCTCGGTTACCAAGTCATCTTGATAAAGAATTGCGCTATATCCATCTTGAATTACAGATTCGACAAATCGGGCGTTTATTGCTGAATAAAGATTTTCGAAATGAGATTGAGCGCGTATTGCCATTCGGGGTTAAACAAGTCTTTAACCCATGGTTGAAAGCAATCGCAAATCAGACCGTTGATGAAAGCTCAGGCATTAGTTTGCTAGATAATATTTTCCGCACACTTCGCCGCAATACGGGTATCGCGATTATGGCAGGTAACTTAAAAAATGCTGTTGAGCAGTTCACAGGCTTTACACAAGTTGCTGTTGCAGTACCGCCGAAACAATTGCTAAAAGCTCAGGCCCATTATTTTGCTTCAGTTGCTACCCGTGAAGACATGGCAAATAACATCATGGAAATGTCTGACTTCATGAAAACTCGTTTTGACCGTGCAGCGGATGAATACCGTTATGCGGTGGATGAGATTGTTTTTCAAAAAGGCGCAATTCAAACAGTGAAAGATTTCACCATGAAGCATGCGTATGTATTGCAGACAACAATACAAAGACCAATGGAAATGATTTCATGGCAAGCTGCATTCAACCATTACACAGAACAAGGCATGACTCAATATGAAGCAGTGCATGCAGCGGATGCGGTTATTCGACAATACATGACAGATATGTCACCAGAAGGTATTTCAAATCTTGAACGCGGTACACCTGCTAAAAGAATGTTTTTGATGTTTTACAATTGGTTCAATATGGTTTGGAACACATCAATGTCAGAAGCTAAGTTAGCGTTAGAGGCAAGCAACGGCTCATGGGTGCAAGCATCGCCACGTTTGGCGTATGTGGCGTTAATGATGATCTTAATCCCTTCGATGCTGTCTGAATTGCTTGGGGTTATCTTCGCAGGCGGTCTAAAAGATGAGGATGATGATGATAATAAATGGGATGACTTATCTGCAAAACTTGCACTTTCACAATTAAAAATGTTGGCTGCTTTTGTACCGTATGCAGGTAATGTGGTAAATGCCGCAATCAGCAATACGGACGATACCATTGTAAACGACCGCTACACGGCGTCACCTGTATTCAGTATGGGCGAGAGTGGACTTTCACTGATTCAACATGCAAGACGCGCTTTGGATGAGGATAAGGAAGTTAACCAAGGTAAAGCTTCAAAAGATTTAATGAATACAGCGACCCTCGTTACGGGCATTCCGTTTGCTGTACTTGGTAAACCTTCTGGTTATTGGCTTGATATAGCTCAAGGCAAGAAAGATGCACCAGACAGTATTTACGATGCAACACGCGGAACGATAACAGGGAAACATGCACCGGAATGATAAGAAATTATCAAGTGTTATTTTCCATTAAATAACAACAGTTTGCCTAAAATTTGTAGTTGACTCTGTAATTTTGTTAGTTCAATATCTAACCAAATTACGGAGTTTTTCGCATGAATTATTTAGTCATTAAAAAGCTAGGTCACGGTTTTTATTTAGGTAAAGGCAACGTTATTCAAGGAGGTAAAGAATTTATCGTTATAAAAAGCCATAAAGAAATGCTCGTAGGTGCTGAAAGTTACAAATACGATGCTTCAAGCAATCAATTATTGTGGGAGGGCATTCAAAACCTAGGGCAAGTTGTTGTTGGTTTTGCTGATACTGAAGAAGAAGCTTTGGATTTAGCATTTTAAAAATTACAAAATGTCAACTGACAAGCGTATTTATTTTGTTAATAATATGCTTGTTAGTTGAAGATATTTTATCTAAAGCTGATTTTCTTTAACCCCTTATATGTAGGAGCTTTAATGTCGAAAAAACTTAAAATTGAAAGTTTATATAATGAATTTTTAAATAACGATGATTATAAAAAATTAGAAAACGAAACCAATGCAAGAAAAGTAGAAATATTCTTATCTGAAAAAATACACAGGCAAGTACTTCCTTATTTTTCCCAAATTGGGGCGCATTATCGAATTGATGATTACTATCTAATTATCGACCCTTTAGATAGCCCAGATATAGAAAACAAGAGTGAATTTCTAAATTGGCTCGAAAAGTCAATTACTGAAAAGCACCTGTTGACACGGCGCGACCTGTAACCATCCTATTATTAGTAAGCTTACCTAAAATTGGCTGTAGAGAATACGGCCTTTTTTTTTATTGGTGAGCTTATGACAGTTCAAGTTACCGACCGGCTCAGTCAACTTTATGTTGGTAATGGGGTTAATACACGGTTTGATTTTACTTTTAGGATTTTTGATCAAGAAGACGAGATAGGTGTAGCTGTACGTATTAAAGTTGGAAACGAGTTTGAATTTCTTGATGAGACTAAATACACCGTTACCATTAACCCCGATAATCTAGGAGGGTATGTAAATTTTCTTGATGCGCCTAACCCACAAACATACTTCTACATTGCAGGTAAAACCCCTGTAGATCAACAGTTAGATATAACTAACTACGATAACTTCTATCCTGATGCAATTGAAAAAGCATTAGATAAGCTCACCGCAATTTTGCAAGAGTGGAAACATCTAGTTGATTTTGAGACTCAAGCACGCATCTTAGCTGATCTAAACTATGATGAACTAGCTCAACAACGAGAAACAGAATTAAAAGCTTATATTGATGGCATCGCTAGTGCTATTACTGGTCAACCAGTACTTGGTTTACCTGCTAAGTTTGTTGTAGATGGTGCAGAAACTCAGAAAGCAATAAACGATTTAAATATTCAAGTTGTTAAATCTAAAAGTGCACTTGAAGTATTAAAGCCGCGAATCGATGGTCAAGTTGTTTTGATGACGGGGTATTATGAAAATCAATTTCAAGGTGGAGATCATTTTAAATACGATAAATCTCAATCAACTGTAAACAATGGTGTAACAATTATAAACGGCTGGGTTAAGCAGTTCTCTAACACTGAACTTACAGTTTCAGCATGTGGTGCTCGGCAGGGCAACTACGATCACACAGCAGCATTGCAACTTGCAGTAAGTACAGCCACTTCATTAAAGAGGAAGCTAATCGCTGACATCGACTTGCGTGTTTCAGCGTCAACCGACTTGAGCGCAACTCTTAATATTGAGGGTAATGGCGGTGCAGTTCAATATAGTCGCAGCATTACCGCTATCGCCGATGTTCCGATTTTTAATGTAAAAGCTGGGTTCAGTTCTGAATCATCCCGTTTTGCATCCTTGATGTTCAAGGCGTCTACTGGGGGTACAGCAACAGCGTTTAGAAGTACAGATAATGGCTACTTATCACAATGTACGTTTGATCATTGTGTGTTTGATCGATCTTTGAGATATGGAATAGATGCAAATATTATTCTATGTGACTTTCAAAAATGTGATTTTGGAACATATCAATCTGCTATTAATAGTGTTGGTTTCAAAGCTATAAGATGTCAGGGAGTCGTCGGTACAAGAGAACCAAATGCCAATACATTTTATAACTGTATTTTTAGACGTGGTAATGACGACTACATGATTGAATGGGATTCTTATGGCGCCCAATGGCATTTTTTTGCTTGTGATTTTGAACAAAATGACTGTACAAAAGCGATTATTAATTGCACCGCAGCCAGCCCAATTATGTTTGTCGGCGGGTATATCGAATCAAATGAGACGACACCCTATTTCATAAAAACCAATGGCAATTCTGCAACTGGTTTCGTACCTTTGATTGCTTTTCAGAGCGTACATTTCAATCAGCCAGCACTTACAGCAATTGCAAAAAACACGATGGCCAATTATCCAAAATATAAATTTGAGGGGTGTTATGGCCAGCTTGGGTGTGCTCTGTGGGAAAGCAGCACGGGCGTTTTGAATGATATTACTTTGTTATCGAGCTCATTTGGTAATCATTTCACTTTGATTTCGGGTGGAAGCATCGGAAACATTCATACTGAGACTTATCCCTCTGGTTACAATCATTATTTGTCAAGAAACTATGTAGACACGAGCGTTAAAAGAATCTCTAAATTGCAACAGACAATTTCGTCAGGGCAAGCAAAGAGTATTTGCACATTAGCAAATAAAGATAAAAATAACTCGTACAGTTACGGTGGGTTTATCAATGTGTTTGCGGTTTTTGGTAATAGTCTAGATGCTTCTGGATCATCAGCTACTTACAATCTTATTGTAAACAAAGGCTCGAGCGGGCAAATAGTTACAGTAATATCAAAAGCTGGGGACACTGAAGGGAATACGAGCGGACAGCCCTCATTCTCGTTTTCACTTGCAAATAATATTTTATCTGTAACACCCATTGGAAGTTCGGGTAATCCGTCTTTCTTTGCATCATTCTTTATTGAAGCAACGGGTAATTTAAGCGTTTCATAACACAACAAACCACCACAAGCCCTAGCTTTTAATGAGTTAGGGCTTTTTACTGTCAACAGAAAACGATACTTAAATTAAACCAATCCATAAAATAATGAAAACATTAGATTGGTGGCAAAAATGAATGACCCTTTAACAATTAAATCCTTACCTTGGTTTATCAAGATTTGGGCGGCGGTGATGGGCGGCATTTTTGCGCTCATGTTAAGTGGCGATATCGATGTTGAAGGAAAGATAAAAATCAACATTGGTGTGATTATCAAATTCGCAATTAGCGTTTCTATTAGCTTATACGGCGGTTCAGCATTTATTGAATATCAAAATTGGGGGCATTACTCACATATGACCCAAGGGTTTGTCATGCTGCTTTTTGCAGTATTCGGGATGTTGCTTATTGGTATTTGGTATCAGGCAATTCAATTACTGAAAGGTAAAACCATTAGTGAATTGATCTTTGAAATCAAAGAAGCATTCAAGGCTATATTCAAGTAGGAGAGGGCAAATGTCAGTAGATAAATATATTGATGACCTTATCAAGCGCGAAGGTGGTTATGTTAACAACCCTAACGACCGTGGTGGCGCAACTAATTATGGGATAACTGAAGCAGTTGCACGGGTAAACGGTTGGAAAGGCCCAATGCATGATCTGCCTTTAGATTTAGCAAAGCAGATTTATAAACAACAATATTGGATTAATCCTCGTTTTGACCAGGTTAATACCTTATCGCCTTTGATCGCTGAAGAGTTGCTTGATACTGGTGTTAACTGCGGTGTAGCTTTTGCAAAGCCTTTATTACAACGAGTATTGAATCTATTGAATAACCAAGGTAAAGGCGGTTGGCCCGATCTAGCCGTTGATGGTATTTATGGTTCAGCTACGTTAGGGGCTTTAAAAATCTTTCTTGCCAAACGTGGTAAAGATGGTGAGAAGGTGATGCTTAAGGTGCTAAATATTATGCAGGGCCAACGTTATATTGAAATATGCGAACGCAATCCCACGCAAGAGCAATTCTTTTATGGATGGATTAGTAACCGGATCGCATAAAGTGATTTTGTGTAAGAGAACGAAGCTAGCAACTTTTATTACTCTACTGTGCATTCTGTTTTCAGGATGCACGGCGCATTCAATCAATAACAATATTCAAGTATCATTATGCGTAAAGGCAATTTGAGTTTTTAAAATGGCGCAAGTGATGATTATGGTTATGGAGGCGGGTAAGGCTGAGCATACATGCAACCTGCTTGCTGATATAAATAAAAACGGTGAAGTAACCAAGTTTTATGATTATAACGGCAATAAATTAAAAATTAACTTTTTGCAGAACCAAGTTTATTACAACAAAACTTGGTGGCAGTTTACCAAGAAACAAGACATCTAAAATAAAGCCCCTAAATAGGGGCTTCTTATTATGCAGCGTTTAGCATTTTGGCTATTTCGGATGCGGTCGGATTGTAATAGGTATTAACCAGTACACTAATAGTTTTGTGACCTGTAATTTTGGCAAGGATTTCAACAGGCAAACGATAGTCATGAACAAAGCGCGTGATTGCTTCATGCCTTGAATCGTGGAAAGTAATAACACCATCTAAACCAACACGGCGTAAATTACGTTGCCAAATTAAGCGGAAAGCATTCGATGTAAGCGGCACCATGCGACTATCGTTTGGATCATCTGGTAACCATGAAAGCATTTCTTTTGCCTTGGCAGTTAGAGGTACGTCACGGGATGAGCCGTTCTTAGTATCTAATAACCGGATAAAGTCAGTAAATATTAAAGACTTTTGCACGCTAAGTATTTCACCTTTACGCATTGCAGTCTCAAGGGCGAATAGAAAAGACCACGCGACACGGTGTCTCGGCTGTGTCGGTGTTTTACCCCATTCATAATCCAAGCCTTTAATTACTTTATTAATATGGTCATCACTAATACGTTGGTGTCTTGGCGGCGGTGCTGAAGGTTTAGTAATTTCTTTAAATGGATTTTCTTTAGTTAAAAATAATTCTTTTCGTGCAAAGTCAAAAACTGAACTGTACATCGCCATTTCTCTAATGACAGTTGCGCCCTTAACCTGCTTCAATCTTTTATCACGCCATTGTTTAACTAGAGCAGGGGTTAAATTGTGTATAGACTCATCTGCTAGTTCGCCCCAATTTTTCTTTAAACATTTGAGCATTTGAACAATTAAACGGGCGCTTTTCATTTTGCGGCCTTCATCTTGATAATACTTATCAAAAAGGGCTTGAAAAGAAATATGGATTTTTTCAGGTTCTGAGGTTGGTTGTTCAGATTGTAATTCTAATAGTTTGGTTGCTGCCCACTGTTCGCATTCGCTAGCAGTGTCACGAGTGGCAGCGTAGCGCTTGCCCTTAAAACGAACTTCAATACGCCAAGCGTTGCCGCGACGGGTCGGTTTCTGCATTTTTAACACTCCAAATTTCATGGTGGCGCACTGCCGTCAAAAATTGAAGATGTACAAATGACACCCACTTTTTTGGCGGCGGCACGGAAATATAAAGCGTTTTTTAATGTAAAATATGACTATTTTGAATAGTCATAGCTGACCTATCGACAATAAAAAACAAGCCAAAAGATTACTAGAATCCTTCAGCTTATTGATTTTTAACAACAAATTTTGGAGCGGGAAACGAGACTCGAACTCGCGACCCCAACCTTGGCAAGGTTATGCTCTACCAACTGAGCTATTCCCGCATATATAAGCAGTTTTTACTAAAACTTTCTCAAAAAAAACCAATTTGGAGCGGGAAACGAGACTCGAACTCGCGACCCCAACCTTGGCAAGGTTATGCTCTACCAACTGAGCTATTCCCGCAATGTGAGCACATTATAGAGTGTTTCATTAAAGTGTCAACACTCTTGTGATCTAATTGAACGTTTAATCAGCACGGCGCCAAACTGTACCTTGGCGAGTGTCTTCAAGTACTACACCTTGGTCGAGTAAAGACTGACGAATACCGTCTGCTTTAGCAAAGTCTTTTGCCTTTTTCGCATCAACACGTTGTTGAATGAACTCTTCAATTTCAGCATCAGACAAAGCAAGCGCTTCTTGTCCAATATCTGATTTTAAGAAATCATCTACATTGTGTTGTACCAAACCTAAAATGTTGGTGAGGTGACGTAATGTCGAATAAAGCACAGTTGCTTGGTCAGCTTGCTCTTCTTTTACAGCACGGTTTAACTCTTTGTTGAGTTCAAACAATACAGCCATTGCTTCAGCAGTATTGAAATCATCACACATTGCATTGTTAAAGCGTTCAATAAAGCTTTGCTCAAGCGTTTCAGTTGTCGTTTGACCATACACTTGATGATAAGCTTTAAATGAATGATAGAAGCGAGTTAAAGAAGTTTTTGCTTCTTTTAGGGCCACATCAGAGAAGTTCACAGGACTACGATAGTGTGAAGACACAATAAAGTAGCGGATCACTTCAGGGTGGAACTTCTCCATCACGTCACGAATCGTAAAGAAGTTGCCTAAAGACTTAGACATCTTTTCCCCATCAACGTTAATGAAACCAACATGCATCCAGTAGTTTACATATTGTTCGCCAGTTGATGCTTCACTTTGCGCAATTTCATTTTCATGGTGCGGGAACATTAAATCTGAACCACCACCATGAATGTCAAAGTGATTGCCTAAGCAGCAAGTCGACATTGCAGAACATTCAATGTGCCAACCCGGACGGCCATTACCCCAAGGAGATGCCCAAGACGGTTCATTTTCTTTGGCATGTTTCCAAAGTACAAAGTCAAAAGGATGTTTCTTTTCAACTTCTACATCAACACGTTCACTTGCGCCAGCTTGCATGTCATCAAGCTTACGGCCAGAGAGGCGACCATATTTTTCAAATTTGGTCACTTCAAAATAAACATCACCATTTGCAGCAGGGTAAGCCGAGCCTTTATTGACCAGATTGCCAATCATGTTTTGCATCTGATCAATATATTCAGTCGCTTTAGGTGCTTCATCAGGTGCAGCACAGCCTAAATTGGCTGCATCTTCGTTCATTGCATCAATGAAACGAGTAGTAAGCTGCTGAATGGTTTCACCATTTTCATTCGCACGTTTAATAATTTTGTCGTCAATGTCGGTAATGTTGCGAATATAGCGAACATTCCAGCCTTGGCTACGTAAGAAACGAATAATGTAGTCAAATGCAACCATAACTCGAGCATGCCCGATATGACAGTAGTCGTAAACGGTCATACCGCAGACGTACATATCGATGTGACCTTCTTTGCGAGGTACAAATTCAACTTTTTTTCGTTGCTCAGAGTTATATAAAACAAACGGTTGCAT